CCTGCGTTTCTAACAGCATCTGCAGTAAATACAAACTCATTTACACTTAATCTTGCAGGCACATCGTCTGCTTTTTCCTCTTTTCCTATAGGTACAAACCCACCTTCAGCTCTGTAATCTTTTTCCATACCACCTAAATCCATTAGGCCACCTTCTTGTGCGCCTACTCTTACTGGCACCCCACCTGTTCTATAATCAAATTTATTATATCCAGCAGGTGTTGTATATCCTGCTACATTTGAACCTGGTACAGCACCACCACCAGCCATCATCATTGGCATTTGAGGTTCTGTTTGAACTACTTCTGATTCAGTTGTCATTATCTCTTCATCTTCTGGTCCTTGTTCCCCGGCTGCTTGTTGAAGAACAAGTTGTTTAAATTCTGGATATGATAAGTCACCACCTTGTGATACGTATTTTTGATACTCTTGTCTTAAATATTTTTCCGCTTCAGGGGGTAATTGCATTTGGTCTTCTACCATTTCGCCGTTAGCAAAACCTCTACGTCTTAATGTAGGTAGACCTAAAGATAATTCTTCCTCTTCATCTTCAACTCTCATGCCATCTGCATAACCTATTCTACCACCTTCAGCTGCCATTTGCGGTGGTAAGTAATACCCTTCTTGTACAAATCTTTCATTAGGTAAGAATGCCATACCTGGTTCTCTGTATCTAGACATCATGTACGCTGTGTATGGGTCAATAAAATTTTGATCGACTTCTTCTTCTACTTCTTGATAAGGCCCCATGCCAAATGCTTTTTGTATAAATGGTGTTGCAATTGCTGTTGCACCTAGACCTGTAAATATTTTTTGACCAGTGGTCATATTACCAAATAAATTAGAAATAAAATTTCCACCTTTGTTTCTATTAGTAGCTATGTCCACAATTCGATCTGTATAAGTTCCTGCTGGAATAGCAGCCTTAGCAGCAAACATGTTTCTAAGAAAACCTGCACCCTTAACACCTGATAAAGATCCGCCTGCACCAAAAGGACCAAGTCCTCCAGCGTAAGCACCTAAACCAATTCCTAAAGCAGCCTTACCCAGTGGACTTTTAACTATCTTTTTAACGCCACGGACAGCTTTCTTAACAAGCTTACCTAAAAAATAACCTTGTCTAGGTTCCTGTAATGTCATGATTCCGCCTCCGGCTTGTAGTTGTCTGGGTTCTTGCATTCTAGATATAGCCATAATTTTACCTTAATCTTACGTTTTACTTTGTTTTTGATAACAAATCAAGAGGAGGCATTATAACTTTTACATCTTGTGCCATGTCTTCGTTTTTATAACCCTTAGATTCCCAGTCTTTTCTTTCCTTAAAAAGCTCTCCAGTTTCTTTGTGTCTATAAGTTGTCTCCACTTTTGCTTGTTTTAGTTCCATTAGTCTATTTTCTCCTTTAATATATTGAGATAACTAATACCAAATACTACACCATCAGATACAGTGCCCGCTGTGGTATAAGATAATACAGTCCCACCTTCTACAATCAAAGGTAAAGACAATATCTCAACACTTGTAGCAGCTACTAATGTTTGTGTATTAACAATCTCAAATGCGTTATTTTTAATAGTCACCGTTGGTGTATTAGAACCTGATTTATTGGTAACTCTTAAAGACTTTATTATAATAGTTTCGTTGACAGCTGGTGACAACATGCTTACGGTTTCTGCAGCTGTTGTTGTTTTACCATAAAATCTATATTGGTTTACTACTGCCATTATTCTAAAAAGAAACTTTTAGCTTCTATCTCCTGTTTAACCTCATCTTGAAATGAAGAGTTTAATTTTGTAATTACAGAGTCAAGATCTCTAACTAAAGACTGTAAATTTCTTTGGCTGTATTCTGGTTCTGCTCTAGTTAATGATTCTACTATCTTTGCCATTATAAACTTACAATACCTCCCTTTGCCATTCTATCCTCAGGATCTCTTCCATAACCACTGCTTCCAAAACCTGTTTTAGTTTTACCAGAATCATTAAAACTTTGATTCTCCTTAGCACCACCACCTTGATAATCTGCACCCATATCAATTACTGAACGAGAATCAAAAGGATCTTCTTTCTGTTGTATATTTTTTTTAACTATGTCAAAAGCTGACATATCCTCAGTAGGTTTAATACCATATGTTTCTTGATAATACTTTTCTGCTGCATTTTTATTTAAACTTCTTAAACCTTCTAATGCATATGACCTATAAGAATTAGATCCTGGTTGCATAAAATTATTTTTAAATAAAGTACTTCCAACATTGTAACCAAATTTATCTTTTATAAAACCATCAGGTCCTCTGTAAGCTCCATACATGTCAATTCTATTTCTTGCGTAAGGATCGTTAGGTAAGTTTCTCATTAAAAAACTAATACCTGGAATACCTGTAAATGCACTTAAAAGACCGCCTGCAATAGGAGCACCATAATTTTGAAAAGTACGTTTAATTGGCCCTGTAAATCTATCATAAAGACTTAAAAGTCCTGGTCTAGTATTCATAGTGTAGGGTGTATCAAACTCTGAACCTTCTTCTATACTAGGTACAAAACCAAAATCACCTTCAGCAACATCATCATATTGATTATAAATTTGATTAGCATCATAGACTTGTCCTAAAACTGTTCTATTGTATGGTACCGCCATTATCTTCTGCCTCCAGGATGTATATCTAATCTAAACGTACCAAGTTTCCAATCTTGACTTGCTGCTGTATTAGATACTTTTAAAGCTATTGATCTAGCTCTTATTCTTGTATCTTTTTTTGTCGTAGACGACGTTATATCAAAATTTGAAGTAGTAGAAGAACTATTTGGATACGTTCGGGTAGTAAAACTAACCCTCGTAGATCCTGTTTGTGTAATAAAATCTGGTATAAATCTACTAATTCTCATTATAAATTCTCCGTCTCCTCTAAGATCAGGCGTTCCAACAACCTGCCCAGTTGATGCTCTTCTTTGTGTGATGTCAAAATCTCCAGAAGTAATTGTTCCAAGAACTGCCGTAGTTACTCCACCTGCATTTACTTGGTCGGTCCCTGTTTCTTGTTGATAGTATATAGTGCATCCGTCTGTATTACCGATAACATCATAAGAAGTATTGCTACTTGAATCGTAATAAGTTGCGTGAGGCTTATCAAATACTGCTGAATCCTGCCATGCTGCACGTGGTAAACTACCAGTTGTCCATATAGGACGTTGAGGACTAGAATCTAAATAATTATATGTTACCATTCTATTAATAACATTTGATCCAGATGTACAATAAAACCAAGTTACTTCACCAAACAAATTATTTAATCCTGCGTTTATTAAATCTCTAGATGTAAAATTTATATCGTCGTAAACATAGTCTTCTACTAAACAAGGCATTGATCTTAATTGACCATCGTATTGAAAAAATCCATTTTCAGACATCCAATAAGCTGTGCCATCAACTTCAACACATGCGTTTTTACCTATCAGCCCACAGTTTGTTCCTACTTGTTCAAAAGCAAATGTAAATGGTTGGCCTACAAATTTCATAAGAAATAATGCAGTATCTGTCCAAACGTAAATTGCATCTCTACCTTTAATAGCTCCCATGATTCTAGAACCATCAGCTATTCTTTGTGTGCCTGCTGTATTGTTTGCTTTAACTACGTAAGAATCTGTTTGATCAATGCTTTCTTGTGAAGAAAATCTTATAAACATATCATCTTGTGTAGTGCTTGATCCTACTGTTGTTTCTGTTCCAAAAAATACTAAGTGTCTGTCAGGTGTAGATACTAATACGTGACGCGATGCTGTTGGTGCGTTTGGAATAATTGTAGCTCTAATTGAGGTTGCGTTTGAAGGAGAAGCGTCCCATTCAAAACATGCACCATTATATATAAGAGCAATTAGTTTTGTCCCGTAGTTATCTAAAACCCATAAACCAGGATCAATTGTAAAGTCAGAAGAAGAAGCTTCTCCCCATGCAACAAAGTCTGATATATTAGTTACTGTAACTCCAGCAGTATGAGCTGCTCTTGTGGTACCGTTAACTGCTCGCGATCCTCCACTTAAGGTCCCTGTTCCCGTGTCATTGTTTGTATAACTTATGTCTTCCGATCCAATTCTAATTTCTCCTGAAGCAGGAAAAGCTGAAGTGTTTGCTAATACAACAGTGGTAGTAGCATCGTCTGGAAGCGTTGTTGATAATGTAGAGGTTGCTGGTCCATTAGCTGAACCACCCCATAATGCTGTACCCCAACCAAAGCCGCCTAATTGTTGAGAAGGCCCTACGCTATAGTAACATAAAATAGAAGTGCTGTTACCATCACTTGTAGTCAACGGCGTTCCTGATTCTTGTGTGGCCATTGTAATTGTAAAAGTAGTAGCTGTTGGGACAGAAGTAACCATGTACTTTATATCTTCAAAAGTAGCATCCGTATATGTAGATGACCCAGTTACACCAGTTACACTATCAAACATAACGATATCGTCTTCTAATAAACCATGGGCTCCGGTGCACGTTACCGTGACTGTTGTTGAGGAAGATGTGCTAGTAAACTTAGCTCCTGTTAGAGTTTCTCTAATTGGATGAATGTCATAATAGGTTCCACCTGAATATACGTATAAAATTCTGTTAGTTCCAATAGCGGCATATTTAATACCGGCATTGTTATCCCAATGGTGTAAAGCTCTTGCCGCACCTGTAAGTTTATCCTGACCTAATTGACTCCAGCCACCTATTTTTTCAGGAGTACCGTATCTAAATCTGACATTGTCACCATCAAACCATTGTCCCTCGGCCCCGGTTTCTGTGACTTGTTTATTAAATCCCGGTGCAAATCCTAATTTTTGTAGCATATAAAAAACCTGTTTTATAATTGTTATAACAGATTATTAGTGATTTCAATATATTTAAAGCAGAGAGAATCAGTGGTGAGTCATCCCTCTGCAAGCCTAATATGTAGATTATTTTTTATTTTTTGTCAACTTTGTACCTTTAAACCAAGCAGGTAATCCTAGTAAAGGTCGTTTGTCTAAATAATTTTCTTTAGCCATTTTAGAATTAGCTTTATTATAATGAAGAAATACTTGTCCACAGTTTTTACCAGTAAATTCTTCTCGCCAATGTTCAAGATCGCACCCTGCGATCGTGACTGGGAAAC